CTCAAAGCATGTCGAGAATACGATTCTTGATGAAGTTTTGGTGGTGGTTTTGGAAGCCCTTGATGACAAAAGAGAACGCTAAGAGATGTTCCTGGCTGTTTTTGCTCCTCCTTATTTGTCTCGCAGCATTGGTAGTGTGGATGGCAGCTTGTTACACAATCCATCCTATCTACTACGTCTTGTCCGAAATTGCGTCACATTACGTAGGTAAGCCATGGAAATACATCGACGTGCTCTTCGTCAACGCATTGATTCCGATTGATTGCACAGCATACAATTTCACGCGCAGGTTGATTAGTTTGTATCCAGTAGCTGTAGGTGGGCTACGTGAGAAGCACCCAATCATAATGGGCGTGATCGTTAGGTTCTTTACAGCGGTGTTTGCTGAGGAGCTTATTCAAATGCTGCTGTGCATGGCAGGCATCCATCCAAACCCAGGTCCTCCAAAAGAGTTGTCCCGCAAAGACGTTAAAAGAAACGACAGGGCGGAGGTGGCTAAAGCGCTCGCACAAGAAAGGAAAAGAAGGGAAGACGAATTGCGAGCAGAAGCCGAAGCCGCCGCAGTGAGGAAAGCAGAGGAGGATGAAGAACGTCGCAAGAAGCTCGACGAAGCCTACATCACTTATCGTGCGCAAACCCGGAATGTTGAGGAGAACTGTGAAGTTTTCCCTGATTTTGGTGATGTCAAGGTTCGTTCCGACGAAGGCAATGGCCAATGGGGATCAAGAGCATACGTTGTTGTTGATGGTCAGTTGCTAGGCAAATGCGACGATCCTGAATTGTATGACCTTATTGAGAAGAAAGATGAGGTCAAGATAGAGAAGGAGCGACAATTCAGGGCGTACTGGGCACCATGGATGAAGATGGGAGCTAGTTTCACGAAAACAGGAGCAGCCTTAGGGTTGTTGCTGTATTATGCTGTTGTGTTTTACGTCGAATACAACAATGATTCAATCATCACTGATGGTGTCATCGTGGAACAGTTCTTCATGGACCCGACCATTCCAAACCTCAAAGAATTTGTCAACATGACTCAAGACGTGTCGATGAGGACGGAATGCTTGCTCACATCATGGAAACTCTGCCAGAAGAAGGTGTTTGATGTTGTTGAACACCATGATGTGGATTTTCAAGTGACCCATGTGTGCACTGGGATGGTGAAAGACGACAGGGATCCGACGTTCAAAGGGGATGAGTTGCTCTTGCCTTTTAGACGCATGACTGTTGATTACACCATAACCAAGTGCTCTTTAGGAAGCAAAGAAATCATTGAGCAAGAGACAAAGGTCGGATGTCTGAATAGGGCTCTGTTGGCAAATGTGGTGCCGAGTGGAAACTTGGAACGAGATGTGGCCGCCATTCGTCAAAAACTGAAGTCGATCAAAGTTGTGAATGTTCCATTTGACTTAGGTTTGGACACGTCGGCAGAATACACCTTATTGGTTGCTAATGTGTGTTACACGTATTGCACCACACCACATTATTTAAACGGAGTCCCCAAGCAAAGCCCTGTCGTGTTTGGGGGTATGTAG